CCCCATCCAACAATCTCCATTTCCAAACGATCATCTTGAACGTCCACCCCGGCTGTAAGGAACACGACCTGTTCTGGTATTTTGTCGCCATAGTTTTCACGGTGCGTGGCGATGTCAAAATCATCAATCCTTTCGCCCTGATCTTCCCACGTTTCGCCAAGGTAAGTGTTGACCCAGACACGCAAAGTCTCTGGCAGTTTCTTTGCCTGTAGAAAATCGCGCACCGCTTCTTCCAGTGGTATCCACGGACTGCATAGACCAGAAAGCCGGAAACCCGCCACCCCGACAAGTGGATTGGTGGCTATCCACTTTCCCCTTTTAATAGCACGTTGCCGCGCTGCGTCATCCCACAGTGTGCCACAGTGTTCGCAATGATAAACGGCTGTCTCTGGCCTGTCCGCTTCCCAATGCACATTCGCCCACTGCATGACCTGATGCTCACCACAGTCTGCACACTCGACATGATATTCGCGTTTGTCGGAGTTTTCAAACGCCGCTTCAATTCGACTTGATCCGCGATTGGTCGGGGTGCTGACCATCACGAACTTGCGGTTCCAAAATGTTGCTGCGCGCTTTCGAGCCAGATCAATCGCATCGCCTTCTGTTGTGACTTGGTATCTGTCAACCTCATCGAACAGCACTAGCCGGATGGGGCGCGATGCCAAGCCGGATGCAGAGTTGGAACCGACTAGAGTTATATGACCACCATCAAACTGCTTGGTGTATAGCGTGTTACCACTGTCTCTCGCGCGCGGGTCTTTTACTTTGCCGGATAAACACTTTGTGTCGCGCAGCATCGGAGCCAGCCTGTCGCGTGAGAATGTTGCGGCCATATCCAGCGTGGGCTGAACGACCAGCATAGGTGCTGGTTCCTGATCTATGTGGTAGCCGATCAGGTTCAACAGCATTTCCGTTTTGCCAATTTGAGCGCACGACATGACAACTATGTTTTCTATCTTATCGTCGCTGATGGCATCCATGATGCCGCGTTGATATTCCGCGCGATCTGTTGACCATGCTCCGGCTTCAGCGGATGCCTCTGGCGATAGTCGCCTATATCTATCAGCCCAATCGCTGACGTTTACATCAGGCGGCGGTGCGAGACTGTTTATCGTTTTCTGCGCTATCCTCGTCAGTGCTTGCCCGGACAGGGTTAACTGTTTTGACTTGGATCGCCGCAAGTTCTTCGAGCGCGTCATCAACTGCCTCTTTCAAAATTTTCTTTGCTTCCGTTACATTCTTAGCAGCAAAGGTTTGCGTGGCTGACTTTGTTGGGATGCTCAATAGTTTTGATCTCATATTACTGACCATCGCATCCCAAGCGTCTGCCACATCGTCTGCCGGGATAAGATTGTCTTTCATTTGTTCTCGTTCCATTTCTGCCATATCTGCTTTTGCGGATGTAAGACGAGCGCGATGGGTCGCATAATCGTCTGCACCGACATCGTTGTTGACAGTTCTTTTTCTCAAATAACCAATATAAGCGCGAACAACAGGCACAACTGCATATCTTCCTCGCTCTAACTTGGGCAAAACCTCTTGGTTTACCAAGATATTCACCC